GGGCTTTCTGCGCCTTGAGACGTTTGTCACGGGTGACGGTGATCGCAAGAAGGCAATCTCTGACGGTACGCGCCAACTGGTGTGCCATGCGGTTGCATCCAACGTCTCGAAGAACCGTTTCGGCATCTCGGAGCCGATCGAAGTGAAGCTTGGCGAGAATCCTCTCGCTGGCGTGATCCCCCAACTGAAAGGAAAGTAAGATGTCGTTCTGGAAAACCTCCACTGGCGAAGAGGCCTATTCTGGCATTGAAAACGGTTCGTTTGAAACCGGAGGCGGCGTGATTGAGCCTATTCCGGCAAACACCAACGCGCTGGCGTTTGTCGAAGAGGCGAAGTGGGAAACCAACGCCAACAATGCGTGCAGCTATATCTCCCTGCGCTGGACCGTACTTGCGCCGGAGGAATACAAGAACCGCAAGGTGTTCCAAAAGCTTTGGGTTTCTGACCTCGATCCGTCGAGCAAGAACCCGGAAGCCAAGCGCGACAAAGCTCTCATGATGTTAGCAGCGATCGACTTTAACGCTGGCGGCAAACTGAAGTCTAGCGGGGGATCGCCCTCCGACGAAGCCATGCAGGTCCATCTCTGCAACAAGCCCATGATGATCAAAATTCAGCAGTGGGCGATAAAGAACGAGATGACCGGCGAAACCAGCAGGGGGAACTGGATCAGCGCTGTTTCCCCGAAGGGCTCTGCAAAGGCTGAAACGCCCACGCAGACTGCCCGCAACCAAACGATCGACGACGTAATCCCGTTCTAAAATGACAACAGGTTGGCCCCCTCGGGGGCCTTCCTTCCATATAAGGATTATGATGATGGAACAACGCAGCGAAGAATGGTTTGCGGCCCGCAAGAACCTTGTCACCGGGTCGTCGGTTGGAGCGATCCTTGGACTCGACCCTTATCGCGATCAGGATGACGTAATGCGCGCGATGGTGCGCCAGTACCATGGGGAACAGCCTGAATTTCTGGGCAATATCGCCACCCAATGGGGGATCACTCACGAAGAGGAGGCGCTCGACGACTTTTGTTATTTCGCGATGAAATCTGTCGATCCTGCCAGCTTTGTAATTCACCCGACGGAAACGTGGATCGGCGCAAGCCCTGACGGATACGTGGACAGCGATGCCCTGCTAGAAATCAAGTGCCCGTTTGGCATCCGCAAGGATGAAAACCCAAAGTTCAAAAGCGCGTTCGAACAGCAGCATTATATGGCGCAGATGCAGGTGCAGATGTTCGTCACCGGCCGGTCAAAAGTGTATTTCTGGCAGTGGACGCCGCGCGGTAATCGTCTTGAGGTCGTCGAGTATGACCCTGACATGATCGCGGAAATGATCCCGCGTCTAAAGGCGTTCTACGAGAAGTTTCTCTTGGAGGTAGATGACCCTGACAAGCACCTGTCTTCCGGTCGGTTTGTTCTCAATAACCCGGAAGTTGCTCAGATAGTCGCGGAGTATGACGACATCCAGATCGAGATCGCCCGGGCAGAGGATCGCAAAAAGGAGCTTCTGGAGAAACTGGTGAAGGTGGCTGGCGGTCACGATGCCATTGTTGCCGGTCGCAAGCTTACGCAGGTGTCTCGCGCCGGTTCGATCTCATACGCAAAAGCCATCAAGGAGCTTCTTCCGGGGGTTGATCTTGAGAAATGGCGCGGCAAGCCAACATCGTACTGGACGTTGAAGTAAAATGACCCTGCGCCCGTATCAACAAGAAGCGCACGATGCGGCCGTGCGATGGATCGTCACCAAAACTGCGCCATGCCTTATCGAAGCGGCTACGGGCGCAGGGAAGAGCCACATCATTGCGGCTCTAGCCCAAAGCATCAATCAGGTGTCCAATGGCAAGCACATCCTTGTGCTTCAGCCCAGCGCTGAACTGGTTGAGCAAAACGTCGAAAAATATCGAGCAACCGGAAATAAGTGCTCGATCTTCAGCGCCAGCGCTGGCGGCAAAAGCCTGACACACCCCGTGGTGTTCGGTACGCCGATTTCTGTGGCCAATTCGATCGACCAGTTTGATGATCGCTTTGGCCTCGTGATCTTGGATGAATGTCACCGACTGAGCGCTACAGTGAAGTCGATTATCGAAGAAATGCGCGGCAAGAACAGCCTGCTGCGTGTTTGCGGCCTTTCCGCTACCCCGTACCGCATGAACGAAGGATACCTCTTCCACACATGGGACAACGGCAATCCGGTCAATGAAAAGGAGCGCCTCGACGACCCATACTTTGAAAAGTGCGTATTCAGGATCACGGCCCCGCAACTCATCAACATGGGATACTTAACCCCACCAGTGATGGGTGAGCCGACCGCTGAATCGTACGAAACGCTGAAGATGAAATTGAACAGCCGAGGTCAATTCGACGCGGCCGACATTGATCAGGCATACCATGGAAAAGGACGCCTGACCGCGGCGATCGTCGCCGACATCGTTGATCAATCGAAAGATCGCAATGGCGTAATGATCTTCGCAGCCACCATTCGGCATGCGAAGGAGGTCATGGAAAGCCTGCCTCCGGAGCTTTCGGCGATGGTCACCGGGGAAACGAAAAAGCGCGAACGCAAAGAGATCATCCGGGCGTTCAAAGCGATGGAGATCAAGTACATTGTAAACGTCGATGTCCTCACCACCGGGTTCGATGCGCCGCACGTTGACGCCATTGCAATGATGCGGGCGACGGAAAGCCCTGCACTGTTCCAGCAGATCGTGGGGCGCGGCCTGCGCCTGTTTGACGGCAAGTCGAACTGCCTTGTTCTGGATTACGCCCAGAACGTGGAACGCCATTGCCCCAGCGGGGACATTTTCAAGATGGCGCTGAAGGTGAAAGCGCAGGCTGACGGTACGCAGATTGAAGCCTGCTGCCCGGACTGCGGGGCCATGAATGAGTTCAGCGCGCGACCAAACAAAGAGGGATACGAAATAGACGAAAACGGGTACTTCTTGGATTTGGACGGAAATCACATTTCCACTGATGACGGCCCGATCCCGGCACATTACGGCCGCCGCTGCTTTGGGCGCATCTACGACGCTCAGACGCGCCTCTTCGAGCGCTGTGACTACCGGTGGACGTTCAAACCTTGCCCGCATTGCGAGGAAGAAAACGACATCTCCGCTCGGTACTGCATCAAGTGCAAGAAGGAGCTTGTCGATCCGAACGAAAAGCTGAGACTTCAGTTTAAGGCGTTCAAAAAAGACTTGTCCAAAGTGCAGCGGGACGCCGTTTTATCTTGGAATGTGGGGCACTCAATTTCGCAGCAGGGTCGCCCAATGTATCGCGTTATTGTGGTGACCCCCTACAGGAAGTTCACCCTGTTCATCATGAAGGAGCCGACGTTCTACGAGGCTCGCGTCCAAACAGCCCTTTTGGAAAGTCTTAACTTCGCAAAGCCAAATAGCATAAGCTACAGCATGAAGAACAATTTCTACCGCGTTCACGCATTCAATGAGGCGATTGATGAAGCTCCCAGATCAAATAAAGCTATGGGGTGACACAAGCTTCCGGGGGGATTGCCCCTCGGAGGCGCTAGAACAGGTGACATTCGTCAACAGGGTTCGGGCGCGTTTTCCGGACAGTTACGGCCTGATCCTCTTACACCCTCGAAACGAGGGGAAGAGGACAAAACTTCAAGCGATGAAGGAGAAAGCGGAGGGCCTCGCCACTGGGGCCCCCGACCTCATTATCCCAGCCAGAGTACCGTTTCTCTGCGAACTGAAGCGCCGGGATCACACCAAAAGCACCATCAGCGAGAAGCAGGTTGCCTACCTTGAAGCCGCCCAGAACGCTGGGGCTTATGTGTGTATTGCCCTTGGTGTAGATTCGGCGTGGAATGCGTTCGAACACTGGAAGAGCACCCTATGAAATTTTTCTTTACGATGAACATGCAAAGCCGCAGCGGCAACCCGACGCATCAAGTTGTGGGCATGGTGAAGGGCGTAAACTCACTGAAGAACCTTCTGGAGGTTATGCAGGATTCGGACTTTATGATCGTCGAGGAGTTCTACAAAACCACGGATGGAAATGGGTATTTTAGCCGCGGCGAAACGATCCTGAACACCATGCACATTGGCAAAGTCAAACCCGAAGGTTGACCTGAGAGCGTATTTGCTGAAAGGTCCGAAAAAGACCCGGAGGCTTATATGTGGGAAAAAGTAGTAAAATCTCGTCAAAGAAACACCGGCCAGACGCGCCGGTCATCCGCTTGCATCGTTCGGAGCGAAAAGCGTCCCGGCGTTGCATACATGATGATGCCGCAGGATTGGGCGAAACATGACCGAGTGTCTGTGTATCATGATGGGAAAAACAGGATCGCCTTGGAGTTCGACCCAGCCGGAGACTATGCGGTTCGCCAGACCAGCAAGACAAGCTATACGGTGAAGATCACCATTCCGAAGTCCCTCGCCCCGCTGATCCCTATTGGCCTAACCAACGTCGATCTGAAGCGGGATGAGGATTTCGTTCTGTTCACCCTATAGGGCCTCATTAGCCTTCTGGAGGGCCGAGGCGATGTGATCGTCTGGAGTGTCCAGAAGCGCCTCTGTGCCCCTGCTGATGCCCTTCTTGGCGCTCTCAGCGGCTCGCACGAGGCCGTCTGCAAGCTTCTCGTGATCAACATCCACACGGCCACCAGATTTGCGCTCTACGCGCCCACCGAATGCCTGCTGTTGACCCAGATTATAGGCTAGGTCATTTACGAAGGCTGGCGGCTTTGGAACTGCATTGATGGCACCTTCAAGGCGTCCGAGGCCGTATTGACCCAAGCCAGCTAGTCGTGGTGACCCCGCCGCCGCCATTGCAACGCCGTGCGGGCCTCCGGCCAATGCCGACCCTAAAAATCCAAGCCCAAAGCCTTGGTACATTGGGGGCATAAGATCACGGAATGCCAGTCCAGCGATCATTTCCGATAGGTATTTCCCGGATGGGGTGCCCCTCAGTTGCTTCAGCAAATTCATCTTGTCTCCGCTTTTCATGGCGGAGGTTAGTTTTGTTAACCGCGCAGTTTCGGAAACGCGGTCACCAGTTCCAAGCGTTGTCTGGAAGTCGCGCATTTGGCGCATCCAGTCCTGCCAGTAGTCCATCATCTTGGCGTAATTAGAATCCACGGCGGAGATTGTATTTCGCACAGCATTCGGAACTTTTGACACAGCACCACGATCTGATGGCTTGAGATCATTTACAATGTCCCTCAAGTCACGCTTCAAGAGATCAAGCTCAACAGCCGTACGCGCCCCCGGATTTGGATGCAACTCGTACATCTTTACCTTGGCATCCATTCTGTTCAGAGCATCTACAACATCCGTTCCAACGCGGGTGCCGTACCTGTTCGCAGTTGTCATCGCATCATTAAGAGCATTTCGAATGCTTACCATTGATAGAGGCTGCGTCGTTAAAGCTCTTCTTTGCGTTGTGTAATAATTACTTACCTCCCGAGCTCTTTCTTCCACGGAGTCCATAACCAAACGAGCCACATCTCTCGGTTCTGTGGTCCCGGTCATGACGGAACGAAAGGCATTACGGGCCCCAGCGTCCCCAGAACGGCCAATTTCACCAGCGGCCCGCATTGCTCTAATCGGAACGCCTGATGCAACAGCGCTCGGATAGGGCGAAATGGCCCTCGCAGTTCCAGTTACACCTCTCCCGGTGAGCTTTGCCCCCTGAACAGCTAGGTTGACGGGATCACCAAGGGATGCAACCCTTTCGGCCGCAGTTGCAACCTTTCCGAGCCCTCCAACTCGACCAACAGCACCGGCTACCGGGGCAACGCTTGCCACATCAAGACCGATAGAGAATGGATGCTCATAAAAAGATTTGGCGGGGTCTTCCCACCGCTTCGCCAAGTCTTCAAGAAAAGCATCGACAGCCGCCTCTCCTTCAGGGCTGGTGTCGTGGCCGCCAAGTGCCGTATTGACCTTCGAAATAGCTCCGGCACCTAGAGTAGCAAGAGCTGCTCCAGTTTTATCCCAGTTAGACGGGCGCAGGGCCTCATAAAGGCCTTGACCAATTTCGCCTGCGCTACCCGGTGCATTCGAGAGGGCACCCTTAATGTAGTCCATTTTGGACATATTGGGATCATCGACATACGCCGTGACTGGCTGGTATTCCTCCCTCGGAGCCGGGGTCGGAACCGCAGCAGGGGCGGGTGTTGGAGTCGCAGCAGGGGCGGGTGTTGGAGTCGCAGCAGGGGCGGTTGACCTTCGGGGAGCCTCCCCAGAACTGCCAAATACCTCGGGGAACATTTCCTCGACTCGGCTATTTCCTGCGCCGCTACCTTTTGGAAGGGGTGCATTTAAGTCAAATCCAGCCATGTTATTCCCCCAAGACGAAGTAGCGGGCCAGAAGCTGAGACGTATCTTCTGCGCCCAAGATGAAGTTCAGAACCTTCTGAGCTTGCTCCTGCGACAGCATACCAGCATTTGCCGCGGTCAGGAAATCCTGCACCATCTGGCCGCGTGTTTTCCCGTTGTCGCCGACTACGGTACTGTCGCTCGCCATTTGGAAAAGGTTTTCCAGATTGGATTTTTCGGTTTGATACAGACCTCCGTATTCTTCATTGTATCCGACAACCAAGAATGACGGGTCGAAGCCAGTTTCCGCGGTGTTCCGGAAGTTTTGATAGTATCTGGCCCTGTCGATGTCTTGCTGATTGGACAACATCAAGGAAGCAGTGATCATAGAAGCGGCTTCAGGCGTCATCTCAAGGTTCGGATGAAGCGCGACAAAGCCATTGAACGCGGACACAGCTCGAAGCTGATCTGGCATCAGAGTTTGGGCGTTCAACTGAGACATTTTGGTAAGAAGTTGGCTTCGGGTCTGGGGGTCATCGAGTGTGTCCAATTCGATGTCGAGGGACCGCAAAATGGAGTTAAGTGGCGCAAGGAGGTTTTTCAAAACCACATCTCGACCCTGAACGCTACCCATGGTTCCGTCCCCAATGGCAGCGCCGACAACATAGGCCAGTTCATTCGCATTCGGCTTGCCCTGTGCCGCCGTAGAGCCAGCGGCAACAGCATCTTGAGTCATTTTCGAGGCTTGCTCTATATTTGCAGCTCTGCTCATAAACCCAAGCTCGGTGCGCGTAGAGGCATTGGCGCGCTCAAGAGTATTTTCCGACTGTTCGGTCCAGCGCACACCATACGGCTGCGCTGCATCGCTCCCCACTGGAGCTCCAGCGAGAGATGGGTTTGCCTGTGCGGCACGAGCAGCAGCCAAAATTCGAGCATCTTGAACGGGGTCGCCCGTAGAGAACAACTGCGGGTTTGCCAGATAGTCAGTCATCCTCACGGCTCGCCCCGGCCCAATGATAACCATCATGCTGCCATTCTTAAACTCAATGAAGCGACCGGCGTCGGTCCGAACTTGGGTTTCCAAGGTCAGGGCTCTGGTCTGCTCGATGTCGGCCGCGCGCTTTTCAAGGTCGCTGTAAGTTCCAGCGAAGCCTTGTAGGCCAAGGCCCAGAGACGGCAGGAACCACTGCGACGGAGACGCAAGCATGGAGCCGACGCCAGACATCAGCGACAGCATGGCGTTGCGGTTCACGCTGCCATCCGGGTTGTAGAACATCTTCCCGACAGTTGTACGGTCTTCGAACGGCTTATTGCGATCGCCAAGGCCAAAGAACGGCTCATTGGTGCGACCGCGGGGAGCAACACCAGAGTTCGTAACAACCGCGCGATCCCCACCGGCGTTGAAGGCAGAGATATATCGCTGGGTTTCACCCGGAAGGTAATCCTTATACGATCCACCATGGCGGATAGCCTGATCCATAGCGTCGGAAAGCGCTGTCGGACCAGCATTGTATGCGGCGAGAGCCTTATCAATGGAACCGAACCTCCGGTATTGCTCCAAGAAGTATGCCCTTCCAAGGGCGGTGTTGTAGTCTTTGTCGTTGAGCCAGCGATCGCGATCCCACGGAAGTCCGGCCAGAGCCGCAGCTTCCGGCCCGGTATCCTCCATCACTTGAGCCGCGCCGATTGCACCTTTGCCGGATTCTACCGGACGGCCGTTAGACTCAAACTGTTGATTTCCGCTCTCCCTCTGGAGAACAAAATTATTAAAGGCATCTTCCGCGGCGGCCATATCCAGACCGGCCTGACCAGCAGGCACAACGCCCGGACGTGGGCTTTCCGCAGGCACAGTCGCAACGCCGGGGCTCGGGCTTTCCGGGATAGCAGGAACAACGCCGGAACTCGAGCTTTCCGGGATAGCAGTCGCAACGCCGGGGCTCGGGATTTGTGGGGGTGCAGGGCGCGCTATGGGACGCAGGCTATTCAGATTAGT